TCACCAGAATGAGATACATTATGTATTCATGGCAGAAGTTTAGGGACGATCAGCAAGTATTAGCTGCGCGGCCTACAAGTTTTCACATGGATGGATGGAACAAACATATCTGTGGATTAGAATGACAAAGAACCAAAGGTTGCAGTATCTCAAGCGCATCGTGCGCTTGTGTGCTGCTCACAAAGCAAACCCAAACCAAACAAAAAATGAAGTTGATGAAATAAGAGCGCTTGCTCAACACATCATCGATGTAGAAGAAAAAGATATAGACATAGAAGGAACGCCAGTATGAGCATAGCTACAGCATGGCTTGAATTAGCCGCCCAAGAACGTGCTGCACATAATAAAAGATGGGGTAAAATCCCACAAAAAAAGGGCGAGGAAAAATATATTCCAAAGAAAAGAAAAGGTACTCGAGATCCTAAACGACTAGAGTTGATTAGAGAAATGATTCGAGAAGGCCTTCGCACAGTAGATATAGCTGAAGAACTGGGAGTCAGTGAATCAAGTATTAGATACTGGCGTAAGCATTATAATCTAACATGATTCGTGTGGGCAGTGCTATGTGAATGGTCGGGATATAGCTGCTGGCTTGGACGCCACTGCCCACTGCGACAATCTATCAAAACAAGAGGCAAAGACAATGGCAACTTACTACATTTTTAGTATTGTTTACATGTTAAATGGCTACGAAATGACTAGTCAAATCCTAACTAACAGCGCAGATAAATGCTACCAGTTGGTGCGAGCAGCCGAAGAAATATCTAACGTGCTACCCGCTGATCTTTACTGTACTGATACTGGCAGAATCTCAGCGTCAATACGACCTAAACTCAGACCATCAACTCAAAGTGAGGCGCATCAATAAACGGACGACGACCTTGGGATCTGCGCGTATCAATGTAATCATTCATTGCTGACTCCATATTGCCATCCCATTGCGCAATGTTTGGCACAGTCCAAGCGGCACCCCAACGAATAGGAACATCTACTGCTCGGGCTGCCTCTGCCATTGCATCAGCTATTTCGTCGTACAAGTTCAACTCCCAACGACCACCATCTACATACGCCATAAGGTCTACAGCAATACCATCCAAATGCTTTGACTTCATGGTTTGGCTTGCACCCTTGGCTACCAATGCACGTTGTTCTTCAATGGTACGCAGCCCACAGATCACAGAGAAGTCTTGCTTGCTAACACCAATCGCATACTTAACGACAGCAACCATGCGTTCATCAACGCCTTCTAGTTTTGACAGACTGCGTTTGCCTAGTTTGTAACTCATTTCTTTAACCCTCTCATAGTACGGATTCCAAATGATGCAGCTATGGAAGCATACATTCCCCATTGAACCCATAATGGTGTCGTCTCCAGATTAGCAAACCCTTGTGCCATTGTCTCTTGCATAGAAGGTATGAAATTAGCGACCAGAATTAAAACGAAAACACCAGTCCACAGCTCGTCTTTCCAACTGTCTTTACTGGCTTCGATTGCAGCTTGTTCCCAATCCATTTCGCCAGTGGCTTGCTTGAGTTTAATCTCTGCGTTTGCTTTTTGAATGGCTGTCTTGCCATCAATGTATGATGTAGCAAGCCCACCAATTGCTGATACTATCTGTCCAATCATGTGACACGATCCGTCTTAGCTTCTTTGTTCATCCAGATTCCAAAGCAACCTGTTAGTGCGCCCATGCAAACTGAAACCAAACCAGCCTGTCCATTCGTAGGATCTGGCAATGACATGTACCAGTGTACGCTTTGGTAAGTTAAAATAGTAACCACTAGCATCATCAGCCGTGGGAATATTTTATATTCATCTATTACTGTTGCTGGCATAATGTTCCGCTATCCTTTTGTTCGAGGTTATTATAACTACTTTTCCAGATTTGTCATACACTGTGTACTTTACCACTTCTCAAGGTAGACCCCCAAATAATAGATGCACAGAACCACAACAATCACAGCCATGGCAATCCCTGCGAATGTAGCTATCGCTTCCATACGCTCTTCTCTGGCCTTCTCAGCAGCCTTCTTAGCAGCTTGCCTCTGCTTACGAGCCTCAGCTTGCCATTGCTGCCAACGATCCCATGTGCCAGGGGGCGCATATAAACGACAGTAGGATTCTAACTCCTGTCGCTTTTGCTTTAAGTTTTCTAAGTGTTGAAATTCTTCCCAATCACCTTCTGAACCACCAGTGATTGCAGTAAGTGGACTGTTCTTCTTGCGTTGAACAGCCTCCTTTACATCTTCTTCCGCTGAAAGAAACTTACCGACTGCGCCGATAAGTCCCGCAGTTTCTTTACCATTGCTGAGAGCTTGACGGATAACCGAATAAGCGGCGTTCGCAGCCATGATGCTCTCAAGTATAGCCATGTCATCATCCCGACAGGCTCAGTCTTAACAACATAATAATAATAGCTGCCGATGAGCCAATCATAATAGCTTCTAGTCTTTTCACACGGTTGAACAGATCACGAAACTGAATATCCATTTCAGTTTTCATAGCAACGATCTGCTTTTCAATAGTGTCAATGCGCTCATGCGCTGATGCAACAGTACGTTTGTCCATCTCATTCCTCTTACGGTGCTACAGGCCAATCATCATCGGCAATGTTGGGCCACGCTGCCAAGTCTGACATATCACGCAACTCTTGGCGATAGGTTGCCCAAGCTGTCTTGTCCTCATTGCTGAGTGGGCTGTCATTCATTTGCGTCCAATCGCTGTCAGCTAATAGCTTATTGCGTGTGGTGCGATGACCTTCGGCAGTCTTTGCATCTAGACCCGCCTGATAAGCCACCTCATGCTCTGCCTTGGTTGTCGTAACGCCATCCTCTGTGGTGTCTGAGAACATGTCACGGGCAACATACTTTTCTACCCAATCACCGTTGGCGTTTTGCTCAACACCATCACGCACTGATGTTTGATAGTCGCCTACGGTAGCCGCTGGGCTGCGTAGCACTGGGTCTAGGTCTAGTGCATCTAGGGTTGCCGCTTTCCATACACGAGGTAGGGACATGTTGGCGAACTCATTGCGCCACTGCCCTTGGGTCTTTACGACACCTGTTGTTCTGTTTCTGTATTCTGACATGATTGAAAGTCTCCTGTGTCAGTTGATTATGCGATTGCGTAGAAGATGTACTCAACACCATTTTGATTCATGTTGTATGGCCCTTGAACCGCTGTAAAACCAGATGAATAAGGATCAACGCTATCAAAAGCTGTTGTTTCAGCGTTAGTATCGTTTAAGACAAGTAAACTATCATTTCCAGATGTAATACCTCTTTCTGTATCAAACAACATCCAACTGTAAGCTACACTTACGGCTTTTATTAACACGAACCTCGCACCACTTGAAAACCCACAGTCAATATTTTGTGCATCACCTGTGCTTGTGCCATTACCAGTATAACTCCCTACCTTAGACACACCAGCTAGGCTTGCGAATAGGTAGGCTATAAATTTATGCCCAGAATAGTTTACTACACCATTTGAACCCAAAGAAAACACACTGTCCGTTGGCGTTGTATCATTCCAGTTAGTGTCAGTATATGCTGCAGTAGTGGAGTTTAAACGTAGGCTCTTAGTGTTGCCTGTTGCTGAGTGATATACCAACCAGTTTTCAGCTTGATCTCTTTTTTTCACCCACATCATCTCAGGCGCAACACCAAGGTTATGGCTTACAGTACGCCCTGCTGTTCCGTTGCCTGTGTATGCGACTACATCACAGAACGAGGGCGCACGCTTCCACATCCAAGCAAAATGATCTGCTGTGGCTGGGGTTGCTTGCTCATAGTACCCATCCATAAAGTCAAATGAGACATTTGTTCGTGTAACTTCAGAAGATGTTGCGTTTGTACTTAATGTCTGGTTTCCAGTTAGTCTTGCGTTTATTTCGTTGGGGTTTGTACTTGATGGCGTGTATCTATTAATAGCCATATCTACGACAAAACCTGACTCAAATTGAGGAACAGTAGAAAGCCTACCATCCTGCATAGCAAACACATCAGTCGCATCAGTAGGCACAGCCATAGGGCCACGTCTAATGGCTATGTAGATGATGTCTCTAGCTTGACCCGTATTTTTCCAAGTAAATCCGTTTGGATTAATTAACCATCTGTCACCAACATTTGACTCTGCGTTTGAAGTATTAGCACTTAAAGCAAAATCATCACTACCTGATGTCCACCCACGCATAACATCATACATGCCCCAACCACCAGTACTGCTAGTAACCTTTATCATTATCCATTGAGGCTCAAATCCAAGGGTGACCTTTACATCAGAACCGTTGACCTCTGTGAACGAACCACACTTGATAATATCAGCATCGCCATCAGGGCCGAAGTCACCGTCACCGTCATTGTGGGCGAATAGGTAGGCTACGTATGTGGCTCCAGAGGCGTTCACTGTACCACCATTACCCACAGTAAAATGTGTGCTAGTTGGTGCAGTACTACCCCAACTTTCTGCATTGTCAGCCGCTTCTGCATTTGTAGAGAAACTTAAATAGTAATCTTCTGGATTCACGCCACCATTTAACTTTCTGTGATAAATAGGCCAGAACCAATTCCCACTGTCTGTTCTCTTTGCGATAATTACAGCAGGTTCAACACCAAGATTATGAGCAATCTGTTGAGTAGTGTTTCCATCCCCTGTCCATGTCACCACATCAAAGAACTTAGGGGCTTTGCGGAATGTCCAAGAGGCGTAGTCGCTACTTGTGGCATTTACGCTATTAGCATTACCAGTGCCACCCGCCCCAAGAGTAAATCCAGATGCGTTAAATGATGTTAAAGTATCTGATCTGTTGGCTTGGGCATCAGTTTCGTTAGTATGTAAAACCTTTTCAGCACCCCGATCAGAATCAAATAAAATATGCCAAGTGCCAAGTGTTCTGTTCTTAATCCAAACCAAACCACCTTCGCCAGCATCGGCTGCGTCATAATACCCGAAAGACTTTCCAACAGCATCGCCATTTGCCGTAAGTGTTAGTGCATTTGAGCTATTATCAACTATAGTTGATCCTTGTCCAGCAAGTAGAACTGTATTGCTGTCAGAACTAAAACTAGAGGTTGGCGGTGTAAAATTGGATGTATATCTGGCAGTGTTTGAAACACGGACATCACTATACAAACCGCCAAATGAATAAGTTCCGCCGCTACCTCCATAGTCACCAATGACAAATGATGTTGCTGTAAAGTTGTAGCTGTCTGAGAAACTTAAAATTTGTGTACCATTGTAAAATAC